GGGGAAACTACAGATTTGGATTTCTTTTCTGCATCATCAATAGAAAAACCAAAAAGTTTTGCCATATTATAAACTAACTTAGACTACTATTTTATTATTTAGGAGATATCTTCACCACCTGCTGATGGTCCATTACCTTTGTATGCTTCCCAATAATGGACTTGCATTTCTACGGTAAATTCCTGAATAGTATCAGTCGTTTCATAACTTAAATCAATTGTGGAGATGTTAGTTGGGAAAACATCCTTGAAAACATATTTTCTAAGAACTGTTCCGGTACGATCTAATTGATTTACCTTAGCATCCACTTGATAAAGTGCGGGATCTGTTTCACCAGTTCCGTTATCCAATTTATTAATATAGTTCATCCACTTCTCAAATGCAGATCTGATATTGAATGAAGTATCATTCATTACAGTAATAGTCCATGTTTCGAATGTTCTATCACCTGCAATTTTCAGGATTCTTCCTCTAAAGGGAATATCAATTGGTGCTACTGTTGATGAAGGTAGTGCTGCTGCTTTTACTAAAAATCTAGCATTGTCAAGAACTTCATTTTCATCTTGAACACCAACACCTGAAGGGAAGGTTAGTTCCACTTCGAATAGATTGGGTCTTGCACCACCACCTTTTAATTTACTTTTAAAATCACTAATAGTTCTTAGTGGTAAAGTATTTACTTGTTGACGAGTCATTGTTTCTTAAACCTCTAGATTAAACGTTACCGATTACTTCATCAAATGAAACACCAGTTCTGGTGGCAACAAACGTAAGACCGATGAAGTTGATTGATCTTGCGGGTTTGATAAAGATGTCTGCTACAAACTCGTTGTTATCTATAACGGCAGCAGTGTTATTTGTCTCATCACAAACAACTACAAAGTCAAAGATTCCCCTCTTTGCCTGAACATCACGAAGGAATGGTTCGACAACATTCACAAAGTTAGTTCTTGTGATTTCATCATTAAACTCAAAGAGTTGATCTTTTGCAGCAGCAGAGATTGCATCTTCAAGATAGATGAACAATCTACGAACGTTAATACGATCAAATGCCGATGACTTACCGAATCCAGTCTTGTCACCAAAGAGAACAATACCGGAACCAGGTGAGAAGATTACTGGATTGACTCTATTCGAATACAATCTATCTCTCTGTGCTTTAGATGGAGTATATGCAAGTTTAACTGCATTTAGAATTCCACCACGATTTGTTCCTGCTGGTGAGAACCAGGGGAAGTTGTTTGCATCATTTCTGGCACAAAGACCAGCAATGTCTCCATTTAGTGGAACATATCTGAAGGTATTTGCAAACCTATCAAACATATACTTATAACCACTATCAAAAATTCCATAAGTTGATGATGTAATGGGTGAGTAGAAACTGATTACATTATCAGTAATCGTCTCATCTGAATTGATGTTTACTGCCCTATCATCATTGGTATCAGTAATTGCAGCACCTCTATATGGTGAAATGAATGCAACTGCATCCTTTCTTGCTTCGGCAACTGCAATACACTTATTCGCAAGTGCCTGTGCCTCTTCTTTAGCATATCCGGCAGATCCCATAAGAATGAAATCTACATTATACTTTTCAGTATTCTCAAATAATCTGTAACCAGTAACCAATCCACTTAGACCTGCACTTAATGCACCATCATTTTCTATATTACCTGCTCCATCATAATTCCAACCACCACCTAATGTGTTGTTAGAATTACCAATTGCTCCAAAAGTAATACCTTCTGCATTTTGATTCCAAGATACATCAGTTTCAGGATCAAATCCAGTTCCACCACTAACGAATCCAGTAGTCACAATACCTGCTGGTTGTGATCCCGCAAAAAGGTTTGGTGAACCATTTGCAATGAATTTCCTCCAATATGAAGGAGAACCAAGAGAAAATTCAGCATCTTTTGCTTTTGATAGTGATAGATGCTTCTCAAGAACTGTTCCAGAGTTTCCAGTGATATCTCCATCACCATCAACTACAACAACATGAACTTCATCAAATCTAGAACCTCTTGCTGCTGCATACTCGGAAGTTCCTGGACGATCTGCAAGTTGATTCCACTTAACAGTCGATGAAGAAGTTAAAGTAAGTGATTGTTGATCGAACCAATCTGCCTGTGCAGTAACAGAAGTAGTCGCGTATGATGCTGCTTGTCCACTAGTGTGAATTGCTATACTTCCACTTCCAGAGAATGCATAAACACCGGATGGTTGGTAATCAACTTCAGTTACAGTTCCTGCTGCAGAGACATGCTCAAGAACTTTTACGTAAGCATCTACACCAGCAACCTGAGTGACGATACCTTTTAAATATCCATCAAGAACTGAAGTAGTTCCTGCTCCTGGAAGTGTTGAAGAAATTGCTTGAGTAACTCCCATTCCAACAGCAAATCCTGCAGGTGCTGCAGAAAGTGTAAGAATTTGATCTGCCTTGGAATCAATAATACCAACTCTTAAACCATTTGCCCAAGAACCGGGATTTCTGGCGGCAACAACTACATTAGTAATAGGATTTTCATCATATCCTAGTTCTTCGTAGTGCTCAAGACTTTTTATTTTGATGCTTGCGGCAGTACCAACAAACCCGTTCTGAAGACCAGTATCATCTGCTCTTACAACACTGAGTGCTCCACCATATGCCAGATAAGAAGAAGCAACTAACCAGTGCTCATAGTGCTTATCTGTACCGTATGGTTTTCCGAAGACATCTAATAAGTCTTTCTCGCTTCCGATTACTGTAGGAAGATCGACAGGACCTTGTGCAAAAGGTGCTACAATCGCACCGATGCCACCGGAGGTTGGATCAACCCTACCGACAGTTAAGTCTACTTCTCTTACTACAATACCAGGAGATGCTAAATTTAGTGGCATCTTGTTTTTTCCTCGCATCCAATTTACCTAAAAATATTTAGGAAAAGGGGTATTTCTAATGGGGAAACGATGTGTGAATACCTACCAATCAGGATATTCCCATAACAAAGTGCTCTTTCTGCCTCTTCTTACTCTCTTAACCGTACATTCCTTACATTCATATGAATATGATGATGCTAATGTTTTTCTATCTTTTCTTGTGAGGTAGTAGTCATCAATTAAATTTTTTACTTTATTACATACTCTACATTTACGATCAAAAAATAATAGATGCTCTACTTCAATCTCATCATCAAAGGACATTACCTATAATCCCACATATATGAACGGTCGCCATATTCATCTGCATACCATCTATCTCCAGAATTATCTACAAAACTTTCTCCATTATCTAATCCATCAGAAATAAATCCGAATGGGGCCATATCTTGATCAATCTGATTTTTTTGCTCTTCATATATTCTCTTTCTTACATCATTCTCAGTCATCTCTTTAAAATATTCTTGTGCTACTAACCAAGAAAATATTACAAGACACATTGCTAAGTCATCATTACATCCTTCTTCTGCTTCGAAAGAGTTTCCTTTCTGAGAAAATGTAGTTAGTTCTGATATAATTTCATAATCTGATGCAAGTAATTTATCATCTTCTACAAGAGTTTTGAGATTTGAACAACCCAATTTTTTGACTGCCGAAGTTGTGCGAACTCCAAGTTGAGTTTTTTTGCCAGAGAACCCTGTTCCAACTATCTGTCCATTTCTACCCCTCATAGTTGCCATTAAAATATTTTCATATTCCAAATCATATTGAAGAATACTAGCAACCTGATCTCCAATATCATTAACCTCTATCAATAACCAAGAATAATTATACCCTTTTGCTACATCAAATATAATGTTCGGAAATAACATTGGTTTGATTTCATTATTCCTATATTTTGCAACTACCTTATAAGGAAACTCTGTGATATCAAAGACAATAAATGCGGAATAATCATTACCAAGACCACGAGCAACATCAACCGTGATTAGATAATTGTGCTCCGGAATTGGCCTCTCATAGATATCTAATCCGGCATTTCTTTGTATCGGGTCTTCATATACTAAAGTTTTGAGTTTTGCTGGATTGATGAGTGTATTAACAGAACCTAAGAATTCGCAGTTGTGTGATACTATATTGTTTGAATAGTAAAGATTGTCTTCGCCAACATCAAGTAAATCATAAAGATAAATTCCTTCTTCTACTATTTCATTATATAATACTTTCTTTTCTTGTAAAATATCATCAACTTTAATTGTTGATGCCTTAATTTTTTCTTTTCCGAAAGAATGATTATCGGAGCATTTTATTTCTGATCCGTCATCAAATATTATCCAATGGTAAAAAGGTTTATAAACTTTTTGTATTCCTGAAAAATCTTTAAATCCATCAGGTGTTTTTACTTTAATATTTTTATTAATCTTAAACATTTTTCCAACACTCATTTAAAATAATCTTCTTCAATCCTTGAGGAGTTAAGTTATATTCTTCGGCATATTCTCTACAAAATGCCTGAACATAAGACATTTTTTTGCCATTTTTCATAGTCATTCCAACATTCTGTAAATATGGTTTTTTATTATATAGTTTTCTTATTGTTCTTATCGTATTATCATTAATTTTTCTGCTAAAAACTCTACCTTTTCTAGAGTTACTCATTTTCACTAAAGTTTCTTCAGAAAAGCAATTTTTAATTCCTTTGTTCCAAGGAATATTACCTTTCTTAACTCCGCCAATTCCTTTCCTTTCATAATCTCCAAAACCTTCCCCACCAGTGGACTTGTTCCATCCATTTTTAAAAGTATTAAATTTTTCTATGTAAAAAATTTCTTTTTCTTTTGCTTTTTCTGGAACATCTATTTGCTCTTTTATTTCAAAAGTGTGTGGGGGTTTATTTCTTTTATGTTCTCTTTTTCTATCATCTAAATTTTGGGTTTGTCCTACATATTTGACTTCGTTGTTTGAATCTTTAAGGAAGTATATATGATACATTTTATTATTATTTATAATCCAAAAAACTCACAATCGTTCATATAAATTTTCCATAGAAGTTTTTTGTACGATTCCATTATCATCCAAAATTTCAATCTCTGTATCACCACCCAAACATTCAAACTCAACACGAAACTGTTCTTCTGATGTATTTGCAATTGTCTGTTCTTTCCAAACAACATCCCTACCAGGAACTTCTGACCAGTGAACCTCTGTGGGAATATATTCGTTTT